GTTATGCGTAATAAGCTATTCAATAGTTTTTCCACAAGAAATACAAGAAACTCGTGTTGAGCTTCCCCATTTATATGTGTCTTCACGATATTCGTGTCCACCATTTTCTTCGCACCACTTGTATTTCTTTTCACGTTCTTCCTGCAATAGCTTACTACGCATAACATCAGCTATACGTAATTGCTCTTTGTAGGCATCTACAATCTTTTTTGCTTCTAAGTATTCTTTTTCTGTTATCATAATTTTTCGTTTTTAAAGTGAGCAACTACGTATAGCTGCGTTCCGTTAGCGGCTATTTGACGGACGCTTAAAAGTTTTGCTATTAAACTTATCGTTAATTTGCCTTATTCCTATCTCGTAATCCTTAATTACACTTTCCAATCGGTTAAGTTCGTCCATTACGGTTTGTATTGCGTCTTTCTCTCCAAGTTGCAACGCTACCATTAAAGCAGCTTTTTCAGTTATTGATATAAATTTCGTTTCCATTTTGCCAAAAACAGCCGCTAACATTATATTGGCAAAAGCAGGGCTGATGTGCTTAAACCAACAGAAGTACACTTATTTAACTTTTGTACTGGCATCGGCAGTAGTACTTCAATTCCCTGCCTTCGCCAATATTTTGCCGTTAGGTGCAATGCTATTCCGACACCTCGACAACCTTTAACTCGTAAGTTTTACCACGATATTGAAAACGTAACTTTTCATCCAGTTGCAAAAGATGTTGAGCTACAGCACCAACAGCAGTATCGGTAACATCATGTTTTACATTGCCCCAAGTTCCGTTTTTTAGAACTTTACCTGCAAAAATCTTACTCGTTAAAGGTGAGCAACCTACTTTGAAATCTGACATATTATTTGAATTTGTGAGAAGCACTGCCTCTAACAAGGTATTGCCAAAAGCAGGGTATTCTCGGTTAATTAATCGTTTGTACTTCTATTGGGCATTTGTGCAAGGCTGACATGGAGTGCATCTATTTCCCCAACTTCTTAAAGCCCCGACCGTTATCGGCAACCCTAAGACAACACCTCCGAAATTTGTTCGTAATAGACAAACTTCCATTTCTTTGAATGTTCCTGAAAGCACATTACACCACCAGTATTAGGTTTCACATACTTTACTAATAGTTGCCTTGCTGTGTGCATTTTTGATTTAATATTTTTTCCAACCAAAGAATGAAGGTATTGGTTAATTTTTGTCAAAGAATAACTTTGATCAAATGGGTTGGACTCAACAACCACTTTGTTTACGGTTGGAGTTGTAGCGTGTTCTTCACACCTATACTGCCATTCTTGTTTAGCTGTTGGGCTATCTTTTTTAGCTTTGTTTTTTAGCTTAACTTGCATTGTCGCTATGTTAGGGCACTTGCAATTATTACCGCTTTTTTTATCGCAGTAATGAAGTTTTTGAATGTTTGCTATGTTCATTTTATTGATTTTAAGTTATTAATTCCGAAAGAAGGGCAGCCGATAACAGCACCTAAACAAGATGGCGGGGTTTCTTTTTTCAAATCTTTCATTGTAACTCCTTTATTTTGTTTCTATAAGTTTTAATCAACTCTTTTACTTCGGGAATGGTATAATGCCTTGGAACTTGTTTAAGTGCCTCTAATGCCTCAAATCGCTCTATTCCGATCCTCTTTATCAACCCCTCGCGGTAGGCGATCAAATTGCCGTGCAAATCTCGGTTATCATGTACCGATTGCCCATGCACGTTATCTTCATGAAATCGTAGGTTTGGATAAGCACCCGTTGAATAGTAGTGACCTGCGTCGTACTTCCCTTTCAATGGCCTGCCAGAACTTATACACAGCTCGTTCTTATCCCTCATGCGAATGTACGTGTTAAACACCTTCTGACATATCTGAATGTAGTCCGAAAGCGTCATTAACTTATCCTTCGTCTTTGCCTTCCATTCCCTATGATCTTTCTTTTCCTTAAGTTCCCGTGCCGCCTTATTCTTTTCTGCTACTTTCAAGGCGTAGGCAACTTTGCAATCGTATTGGTCGCACGTTGGCTTCAATGAACTGGAGGCCGTGAACAATTTTGAGCACACTTTACATCTAGGCATACGCGGGTTTCGGTTGGTGTTTTCATTTCAACAAATATAAAGTATTTTTTATACATCATTCAAATAAATTCGACCAATCGCGCTATTTGTTCGATGAAATTACTTCCACAACCTCGAAACCTTACGCACGATGAAAGCCACAATAAAAGTAAAAGCGAACACCGAAGCTATTAACCCGAATAACCCGGCGTAGATGATTAGTAGGTCGTTCATTGGTCCTCGTTTTTAAGTTGTTCCGATACTTCCATAAATCTGCACGACAAGTAATCGTTGACCGCGAAAAATTCCATGTCGTTGTAAATTCTGAAAATAACACCTCCGTTTTCCCTTGTCGGTAGTTTATCCCATTCTTGTAAAAATAATTGACCTAAATCCATTTTCCGTTCGGTTTTGACGGGTTCGGGCGTCTCTTTGATTGAAAGTTTGTCGCTCACCTCCTTCAAAATTTCATAAACTGGACCCGTTTGGACCACTTCGTAGATGTTCGCGGCGTGTTCGTTGTCTCGTTTGCGTGCGATGACCTTATCTCGCTGCTCACAAAACAAGCGCAGCATCGCAAAAATTTTGGTTTGATCCATCGAATATTCGATCTTGCCCAGTTGCAAGCTGCGGGCCATCTTGAAAAACACTGCGTAGTCCTCAATCCGTAGCATGTAGAACTCATTTGATTCGACAAGGTCTTCAGCACAGGTAACGATCTGATCACTTGACATGTTGACGTGAAGATTCAGCACCGATGTGAATTCACTCAACAACCTCGTGAGCATCGTAATGGTCGTTGGCTTGTCGATCTTGCGAAGACGGGCGATACTCGGTGTTTTGGCTTCCAAACTTTGCTCTAAGGATGTCGGAAACTTCGGCTGTCCGCACAGCATGCTGTTGATGTACTTTTGAACCTGCGCCACTTCCGGTGACGGACTTGCACTCGGCAAGGATGTTTGATAATTGTCCATTTATTTGTGTTAATTTGGTGATTTTTTGATTGAATTGTGACCACTTGCCGAAGTTTCCAAGGACGTACTTCCACGCGCTCATGATCTTCTCGTGGTCGGTGTTGTTAGATACCACGTTGTCGCGCTTGTGCCTTTCGTTCACTTGGTAAAGTAGCTGCCTTGCGATCATTGACAAGGCACCGCGCTCCGATGCGTTGGCGTAATATCCGATCGAATGAATTTTAGTCAGGTGTTCGGACCAAGCCGATTCCATTTCCACCACCGGCCATTCACTTTTCTTTTTTGGCGCAACTTTTTTCTTTTCTGAATTTTCAGTTTTTTGAAAAGTTGGTTCTTCATGGGGTGGGGTTGGATCAGATTCTAATTTTTTACCCTCCACATCAGAGCCAAATTTTTTTGGCTCAATAATGTTTGTGGTTTGTGGTTTGTGGTTTGTGGTTTTAGAATATGTCAAGTGCTTCGTCAAGTGGTTTGCAAGTGCTTTGTCAAGTGCTTTGTCAAGTGCTTTGTCAAATTTTGATAGGGCAATAATATTACACTGATACTGATTTCTTGATTTGACAACGATTTCAACGAATCCCCACTCGACCAACTCGTCGAAGACTTTTTTGTACGTGTTATGGCTTTTGCAACTCATGCCCGCCATGCACTCGGTCGATGTGATCTGAAACTGCGGAACCCATCCGAGCCGGTTATTGATCTCGATGAGGAAAACGTACAGGGCCGTGTGACTAGATGTAACCTTGCCGCAGTTCTCAAAAGCAAAATCAAACCATTGTCGGGTCAAGTCGTATCCGTTTGGTTTTTTCATGGGCATAAAAAAATCCATTCAGCCGTTCGTGGTTGCAGCACTACTAGGCGAATGGATTTTTAATGAGTTCTTTTAATCGGACTGCAACCCCGATGTGAACGCAAACATAGAAACAAATCACCACGGCTCCACGCCGCTTGCGCAGAATCTTGTCGACAAGTTATTATCGAAGTACTCAGGCATTGAAACCTCCACGACCTTCGAAATACCTGAGCACTCCGATTCGATGGTTAGGTAATAACGCCCGAACTGATCTTCCGTTTTATTGGTAATCAGTCCGCATGTGCAGGTGTCGGGTTCCTTTTCCTTTTTACAGGATGTCATTAGCGCGAGGGCTAATAGGGCAATGGTGATCTTTTTCATGGGGTAAGGTTATGAAAGATTAGTCCACAATGTGGGTGCGTATTTTTCAATCTCGGACTTAGCAAATCCATGCTCTTTGATGTCCTGTTTGATTTGCTTTTCAGATAGTAGCCATTTATTTGCCTCTGTACAAAACTCCTTCTTGATCTCAAATCCAAATCCCTTTCTATTAGCACGTTCGGCGGCTACTAGGGTTGATCCACTGCCGGCACAAGGATCAATAACTACATCACCTTCATCTGTAAATATCTCAATTAATGTTTTGAGTAGTTCCACGGGCTTTTGTGTGGGGTGTATTTTAACGCTTTCGCTATCTCTCGGCCAATCCATGCAGTTGAATATCATTTTGCCATTATTTCTGAACTTGGGTAGCTTATCTCGGTAAAGAATCAACCCATATTCGCAGTTGCCTACAACCTTCATATTTGCCTTTAGAACCTGAGCTGAAAAGTTTTTTCTGAAAACTAGGTTGATATAGTTATTCAATCCATATCTTTTGGCTAATTCAATCAAATACATTTGTTGGTCAAAAGCGCAGAAAATAATCATACAAGGCGCATCATTCTTTTCTTTCGGCTCTTTCTTTAGCATAGTGCTACAAAAGTGCATAAACTCAGCGGGTCTGAAATCTTCATCAGTATCAAAAAAAGACTTCCCTGCTAATTCACTTTCACCATTTGAATTGTCCCCGTCTTTATACCATGCAGGGTTAGATGCATACGCATTGTTTCCAAGGTTATATGGAATGTCAGCTATTATCAATTGTGCCTTAGGTATAGCGTATGATTTGTAATTTTGAAAATGGTCCCTGTATATCATAGTTACTTCGAATTTTCAATCGTTTCAAGTTCCCTTTGAAGTGCCGCGATTTGCTGTTTGATCTCCTCTGCGCGGTGGTTGATTTCACGGGCGAATTTCCAAGCATCAGGCTCTAGGTTTCGGTCAACTTCCTCTATTTTTTCCGCGCCATCCCAAGCCATATAAAAATTACCACATTTACCAAACACAACTCTTGTAACCCAAATTTTCTCATTATCACTCACCTCCATCACCCGTTCTTTGAATCCTCCGATGTTTTCAAGGTCGTCAGCGTGAATGATGGCTACGGGGTGGGTGAAGACGGATGGATGGGTGTCAGTAACACACACTTTGCCATTCATATTGGATGATTCTACACGCCCAGGAAAATCAAAACTTATCGGATAATTGTTATTATTGTTTATTCCGATGACCTCCCCTACACTTCCATCCAAGTGGTAAACAGTATCGCCAACCTTGGCATTTCTGAAATCTGAATTTAACTCTTTCATTTGACTTAATTTATTTGTTTGTTTGATTTGTGAGCCTGTTGTAAACCTTCGCAAGTCGGCCATCTCCTTGCTGTTCAAATATAGTGCATAAGTGCCGAACACATGGAACGATCAAAGCATCTTCAACCGAAATGAGTTCGTCAATCTTCTTAACCGCGTGCAAGATAGTGGAATGGTTGTAACTCATCCCGTTTACCGATGTCATTTGACCCAGCGTGTACCTTGTCGTGTTTCGAAGTGCCCAAAACATAATCATGCGGGCCGTTGCGTAGTTTCGAATGCGTCTTTTCTTCATCCACGTTCGACTGCTCCCGAAGTACTGCTCAACCACACTAATGATTAGTGTCAACTTATTGTGGTCAGCTATTCCTGCAGGAATTTCGCCTCTCTTATGGAATAGGTGCGCGTCATTCATTGAAACCGCGATGTATTTCTTGCCATCGAAATAAAGCATCATGGCCCGTGGTAACTGCGATTCGTACACAGCCACCTCCCCGACAGCTATCAAAGTGTTGGGGTCGATGTCCTCGATCTTCATAGTTCACCCCCTATTCCTTTTTGCAAGAACTCGTTGATAGGTTTGCGGGCCTTCTTGCAGATTTTCACAAGCATGCCATATCGTATTGTCTCCGGGTTGTGGTAATACTTCGAAGCGGTTGGGTAGCTTACTTTCATTTTGTCACCAAACGCTTGAATGGTTCCGTAGTGGAAGTCGATGAGTTGTTGTATTGGGTGTTTCATTTGAAAAGATTGTTATTCATCCACTCGCGGGCTTCCGTGACCCGTTGGTAGATTCGGTTAATATCGGATTCATTTCGCTCAACGTGGATGGTGTACACGCGATCTTTTAACGGGATGTCGTCATACTTTCCAAGCTTATCAATTTCTTCGCAGGCTTCAATGAAGTCGGGATGGTTGTCATCGATCAATCCCATCTTCCAATGAAGTTTGCGTTTTTCGTCGTTCAGTAGCGTGTCGGGTGTGTCAACCAAACAATAAGCAAGCGTTGCGGATTTTGCACCCGTTAACGCCATATAACCCATCAGTTGCCAGTAGTACAGCTTGTTCATATCCTTGCCACGGGTGCGGAAGTAGGTGAAGATATCCCACGAACTTTTGATGTCGATAATCTTGTCGGCATTGTCAATCGATGCGCCTTGGAATAGGTCGGGCGTGCCTTTGATGTAGTCGTTTGACAAGTGCTTTTCATTCTTGGTGAAAAACTCCTTATTCACGCGGCTAAACAAAGTGATGGAATCTTCTTCTACTTGGTTCCCTTTGGAAATGTACTTGTTGAAGATTTCCGTTTTGCGACCATACACCTCGGACACATACACATCGATCAAATGTGTTTTCGTTGTTTCTGAAATTACTTCGGACTTGGATCGAGCCTCAGTCATCAGATGCCCCAATGAGGAGCATCTGAATTTGATTGTGTCAGCGTTATTCATTGATGAATGATTTGATTCGTTCGTGTTTTGCTTTCGCGGCTTTTGACTTGAATTCAAAGCTATCCAACAATGCGTTCAGTTGTGACAACATTTCGACGAACTTGGGTTTATCGCCCATCTTTAGCATATTTTCAGCCTTTTCACGTTCTTCGGCTTCCGCACGTTCCGCAGCTTCACGCGCCTCTTTGGCTTCACGCTCGATGCGCTCGCGTTCTTCACGCTCTTTGCGTGCTTGCGCCTCCAATGCTTCGCGTTCTTTGCGCGCTGCCTCACGTTCTTCTGCCAGTCGTTTTTCTTCGGCCTCACGTTCCGCTTTGCGTTGCGCTTCCATTGCTTCGCGCTCCCGTTTAATTTCTGCTTCACGTTGTTCCGCCTCTGCCTTTAGCCGGATGTTTTCAAGTCGCTGCGCTTCGCGTTCTTCGGCCTCCGCCTTTTCACGGGCGATGCGATCTTCTTCGGCTTTGCGTTCAGCTTCAATCTTGGCCGCATGAGCAACCTTCACGCCTTCGAGGTAGTTTGACCACACATCTTCACTCATTTCAGCGAGACCAATAGGCTCAACACCACCATAAGCAGACAACAAGTCCATGCGCATCGCTCGGCGTTCTTCTTTTTGCTGCTTTTCAAGATTGACAAAATGAAGTTCAATCGCTTCCAGTTTCTGCTCGATGCCTTGTGAAGCAAATAGCTGGGCGTTCTTCCATCCATCCACAAAGCGACCTCCTTTGAGATAGAAGTCTTTGAGTTCTTTGTGAATGGCCGCAGTACCGGTGCGGACCTTTACGTAATCCAAACGCAATCGTTTGGCTTCGGCGCAAGTTTCCTTCGTGATTTCTTTTTGCACAACCTCGTTGAAGCGGGCTTCAAGTTCGGTCATTTTCTCCAGCATTGGCTTGAATGCTTGTTCGATTTCTTGTGCACGGGTTTCAGTTAGTCCGTACTCGTTTGGGTTTAATGCAATGTTTGTCATTGGTTTATTAATTGTTTGGGGTTAATGATTCAATTTTGTCCACAAAATCCGTGGCAATTTGGTCGATGATCTCTTTCGACAACTGACCGCGAAGGGTATTCACTTCGTCAATCGTTGTGCAGTCGGCAAGCATCAGTTGAGCGCGTTCGACCTCCTTGTCAATGTCAGTTCCGGTAACGTCGATATACTCAACATCGCTGCCCGTGTCATTCTTGATGATCGCTTGGTCAACTACCATTGCGGTTTGCATTTCAACCGAAAGCATGCCCCAAGTGGATAGCGTGTTTTTGAGCACGGTCTTTTTGGCCATCTTGTCGAAGTCATCTTTCCATGGGCCGGTGTTGAATGATTTGGAAAAACGCTTCCCGTGGGCAACTACTTTCTCAATGGGCCAATAGTCGAATTTTTCAAAGCCGTTGAGCATTTTGAAGTAGGCGCAATATCCCACGATCTTGCCAGTGCCAACAATGCTCATTTCAGCATCTAGGACCTCGGTTAATGCGTTCCAAGATTTGAACTGATTTTCATACACCTCCACCACGTTAATGCGAAGGTATTGGCCCGTGCGTTGCGCCAGTTCAATCAAACCTTTGTAGCCGATTTGAAACTGCGCTTTTCCCGAATAAGGCACGATCCAAGCCTTGCCCAATGAATTATTCAATGGAAGGTCAAGAACGGCAGCAGTAGCCGCGCAGTTGTAGATACTTGCCGCATCTGCTTTCGCAAGTAGGTTGTTGTTGGTAACGATCTGCAGAACCGATGTGATGAACTGCGGTGCGCGCTTTCCAAGTAGTTCTTGGAATTTCTTTTGTACGGAATCTTGCGCGAAAAATTCCTTTGTGGTTAAATTACTCATATCCTATTACTACATAATTGGTTACACTTTTTTTCTCTTTGAACCGATCGACGAAAACGTAATGGGCCGAAATGGTCACGTCGTCAATCCACCGATCATCTTCGATTTCTTTGTCGTGGCGGACCATTATTTCCAAGGTAAGGAAGCCCGTTGGAATGTACTCGATGTGGGTATAGGTAGATCGAAGTATCTCACGCCACTCATCTGCCGAACGTAGAGCCATTACCTCACGAATGGTTTTGATTGCAAACTCCTTTTCGCCCTCAGTCATGTGGCGATAGGCAGGGGCTTTGGGTGACATTACCGAGTGGATGTATTTCGCCCAATCATTGAACGAAGGTTGCTCGGTAGTGGTTGTGGATTGGATTCTAAGCATTCTCCACCTCCTGTTCGTTATCTTCGTGGTCGTTTACAAGGTCTTGGAGTAGCTGTAAGGCTTTGCAGGCGAATTTGAGGGCCTTGTATTCGCGCGCAAATGCTTCGAGGGCTAATTCATAACCCATTGTGCTTTCGCCCATTGACTTGCGGACAGCGATCTCTTTAGTGCAGTTTAGAATTTGTTGCTTAGTGTGGTCGCGCATAGATTCGACGAGCAGGATTTTCTCTGAATTTTTCATGTGAATGATTTTTTTGTGTTACATTTGTTGAACGGCACAAATATAGAACAAGTTTCTTTTATAGCAAGTTTTTTTTATACTTTTTTCAAAGATATTTTGGAAAGTTTTGAGAATCAAATAAATATCCATTACAAAAAGTGGCTGAAATTTGCCAAAAAATTATCGAATGAGGATGAGGCGGTGGATATTTTGAACGATTTATTGGAGAAACTTTTAACCCGTTACAGGGATAAGGTGGAAGAACTATCCAAAAGGGGCGAAGTTGACAAGTACGTGTGCAGGGGGATAATGAACAAGGCACTCGACAGGCGGAGAACCTACCGAATGGTTGAGTTGAAGATTGACCTAGTTGACCAAGGCAGCGATGCGATGGAAGTGGAGGCAAAGATGCAGCTAATTGAATCGGGTCTGCGGTCGCTGACGTACGGGGATCGCGCTTTGATACGTTACGAACTGGCGAATGTGGGAACGATTAAGCAGCTAGCAGTTGAGATAGGCGAGGACCCCGAATACCTCCGCCAAAAATTGCACCGAGCAAAACAAAGATTGAAGGAAAATATATGGCATTTAGAGCAGTAGTACCGGCAGACGTTCAAGCGCAACGGATGAAGATTTGCGAGGCGTGCAAGTGGTTCAAGGATTCGACCAAATCCTGCGGCACACTCATCACCCAAGCGTTTAAGGACAGGGTGGGCGAAGTTGACGCGGTGGAGGTCAAGGGTAACGTAGTTCGCCACTACCGAAAACCGATCAAACTTTGTGGCTGTTACATGCCAGCAAAGACCGAACTCGCTTGGGCATCGTGTCCTGCGGAGAAATGGGGCACGTTTGGGCTTGGTCACAAGGAACTGGCTCGGTTAAAAACAATAGCCTTGGAACTCAAACGCACGGGCAGACTTGAACTCGGATCGGAGAAAGCGATCATGTTCAAACTTTACCTTTCTAAGTTGACAGGCAAGAACGTAGAACTCACGAATTGTCCTAGTTGCATCAATGATCTTTTGGAGTTATCTTTGTCAGCAACAGCAGAAATCGAAATCGAATAAACAAATAATAAACCAATGAAGAAACCACACATCAAAATCGTTGATTCCATCGCCCGACCATTCAGAGGTCAGGGATCAGCACGCCGCGTAAAGGGTTACCGCGTTCAACTCGTGGCGGCCAACGGCGAAATCCTGCAAATATCGGAGCAACTCGAATCGGTGGCATCCGTTAAAAAACATATCCTTGCGATTGGAAGGGTATTCGCCATCGCAGCAGCGTGGGAACTCTGGTCAGTTGTGAAGGTAGTTGACGAAACCAAGGATAAAGTTTGGAAAAACCCTTTACCATGACCTACATCCACACACCCACGGGCCAAATAGTCGAGGCTGTTCAATGGAAAAAGACGAACTTCAAAGATGTTTGGGCCTTGACAAACGGGCAGGTGCAGCAGTCAAAGACTGGCGTCATGGGCATGCGCGTGAAGGGAGGCTATTGGCCGATTGAGTTTGGCGAATGGGTGATCAAAACCAAGGATGGAGACTTGCACGTTCATTCCGATCGCTATTTCGATGGGCATTATCGGGTCTTGAAATGCGATTCCGTCACCGATGAAACACCAATAAAATAAGGGAAAGTTACTTATTTAGAATCATTCTAAACAACGAAAATCAACATGGATACCTTAAAAGCAAAAATGGTACAGGCACTTGCCCAAACATACGGCAGGGTAACAGATGCCGCGAAGATCGTGGACATTGACAGGACCACTCACTACCGATGGTTAAAGGAAGATGAAGAATATAGGACCGCTGTGGAGAGCGTTGGTGAAGTTGCCTTGGATTTTGTCGAGGGAAAATTGTTCGAGTTGATTGAAGGGGCGGAACGGGAGGTAATGACCGAAGCAGGACCGATCATGTTGAAGGAGACACCTAACCCAACCGCCTGTATCTTCTACTTAAAGACCAAGGGGAAAAAACGCGGCTACGTTGAACGTCAAGAGATCACAGGCGCCGATGGAGGTGCAGTAACAATAGTACTCAGCGATGTTTAGAAGATTAACCGAAGTGCTCACGAAGCCTTGGAAAACTAAGAAGGTGCAAACCGAAGGGAAGGTTTACACTATTCCCGTTTCCTTTTCTCAAGTAACACTTGGGCAATACATCAAATGGCAGAAGGCGCAGAACGATGCGCAGAAATGTGCTGCAGCGATGGGTGTTCCGGTGGATGAAGTGATGAAGATTCAGGCGCAGGATGTTCGGACCATTGTGGATTCATTTTCACTTGTGATCGAAAACGAATCCCAACGCCACAAGAAGATCATTCATTTGAACGGGCGCAAGTACGGATTCATTCCAAACCCCACACGGATATCTTTTGGCGACTATGTGACACTTGACGACTTCAACCGCGTGACCTTCGAACAAAATGACTGGGAATATCTCGCAAAAATGATGTGTGTGCTCTTTCGGCCCGTGACCTTCACGATCAACGACAACTACCGCATCGAGCCGTTCAAAGAAGAAATGCTGACCGAGAACCTTCCCGACATTCTATCGATGTCAATGGCCGACGTGAATGGTGCGCTGCTTTTTTTTTCGACATACGAAGCAGACTTATTGATCGCTTCCCGAAGATTTTTGACGGAAGTATCGAACGAGTTGAGGAAGGAGAAGAACCCACACCCGATGACTTCGATTTAACCAAATGGGGATGGCTGCACGTGTATATGTCAGTGAGTGGACGTGACTTTACAAGGTTCGAGCAAATAAGCACAATAGCAGCGGAGGAGGTGTTTACTTACATGAGTTACTTAATGGACCACAACCAATATGAGCAGTATCGCGCAAATCAGTTACAACGTCGTTATAGATAGGCTCCGAGCATTCGCAACGGGCCACCAAATGATCAATTCGTTTTCGCACGGGCAGATTTCGCTCGTGGATTTACCGAAGGATAAAGAGTACCCTGCGATGCATGTTGTTCCGGGTCAAGTGTTGATTGATCGCGGTCAACGCCAGTTCACTTTTGACGTGGTGTTCTTTGACAAACCACGATCCAAGGAAGATGAAAGCGACTACCAAAAGGAAGTGATCAGCGATTGCGTGCGGCTTGCAGAGGACCTATTGTATGAAATCAAAAACGGAAATGTTTTGTTTGGAAAGGACGTGGATGTTCAATACAACAACACCATCGATCCGTTCATGGAGGGATTTGCTCAGGTGGTTACGGGCGTCACTTTGTCGGGCATTCAGATCACCGTCCAAAACGGGTGGAATGCGTGCGATATTCCTGCTACCTATTCACCGGGCGCAGGTTCAGGTTCAGGTGGCAGCGGTTCGGGTTCAAGTGGAATTGTTTTGAAAGTGAATAGCGTGAACAACGCGATTCAGAATGTGCTCAACCTTGTCAATGGTAACAACATCACAATAACCGACCTAGGAGATGGCCGCGTTCGAATAAGCGCAACGGGTGGTGGTGGAGGTGGTGCAGACTGGGGATCGATTGGTGGAGATATTGACGACCAAACCGATTTGATTGCGCGTTTGGATGCCATTATCGCATCGGTATCAAACGAGGCAACAGCACGTGTCGCAGGTGACTCGGCAAACGCGAGCGCGATAAGTTCGGAGGCAACAGCACGGGCGAATGCTGACACCACACTCCAAACCAACATCAACAACGAAGCTACAGCGCGAGCGACCGCTGACAATGCTTTGCAAAGCGACATTGACCAAGTAGCTGCGAACCTAGCGACCGAAACCACGGCTCGCATGAATGGTGACGCTACTAATGCATCTGACCTTACTGCTCACGTGAATAACGTGAGTAACCCTCACAACACTACCAAAGCGCAGGTGGGTTTGGGTAATGTACCCAACGTCGACGCAACGACCACGGTTAACATATCTGATTCAACTAATAAGCGGTTTGTCACCGATGCGAATTTAACCAAGATCAACGCGATTGATCAAGCGGTTTCAACGGCTGAAAAAGCTTCGTGGAATGCTAAAGAACCAGCCATTACCGCTGGAACTACGGCGCAATATTATAGAGGTGACAAGACCTTTCAAACGCTAGATAAAACGACGGTTGGTTTGGGTAATGTTGACAATACTTCCGACCTCAATAAACCGATTTCGACGGCAGTGCAAGCGGCGTTGAATGCGAAGTATGGGGTATTTCGCACATTGAGCACATCAATCACTCTCGCGGGGTCAAGTGGCGATAGGTTTTACACAATTCAGTCAAGTGCTAATAGCGGAACCGAGAGCGCAGTCACCATGTCGGCCGAGCACGCTATGACCATAACGGAGATTCGCGTCAGGACTACCAACACGCAGCCATCAACAGGTTCGCTTGTGTTTACGTTGCGTCGAAATGGAGCGGATACCACGCTTGTCTTGACCATCGCGGCCAACGCAGCAGCAGGCGTTTTCACAGCGACGGGATCAATCGCTATTGCGGTGGGTGATCTGATTTGTTTGAAAATTCGCAACAACGCAACAGCTACGTCGGCCAATATTGCGCAGATATCAGTAGTGTACCAATGATAGAAGATTTCGCACAACGGGTGATAGAACGGGCGCAACGCAACCTTGGGGCAACGCGAACGATCAACGGCAAGAAGGTTCGCCGTGTATCTTCTGGCACGCTCAAAGATTCGTTGACGTTTACGATCAATTACAAGGCTCGTTCGACCGAAATTTTGTTCGGGCCAAGCGGAAAGGCGAAGTACTACGGAGATATCATTGAAGAGGGTCGCAAGCCCAACAGCAAGATGCCACCGATCGGCCCCATAATGGACTGGATGAAGCAGAAGCCCGTTCGACTTCGCGGCCCGAAAGGTGGGTTTGTTAAAACCACTCCCGAAGGTTTGAGGTCGGCAGCGTTCGCAATCGCAAAGGCCATCGGGAAGCGGGGTATAGTGGGTATTCACTTTATGCGTGATGCAATAGAGGAGGAGTTACTAGCAGCGGGCGAGGATTTTACAAACCAATTAGTGAAAGATTTACAAATTAAAATAGATACAATCGAATGGCGATAACAATTCATCAACAGCCCTCAAAACATAGCGCGATAGGTTCTAAACTCGTTATCATAGGCAGTTCAACTAACAGCGGAAACAGCGGGTTTATGTATGCGGTCAACTATACAAATGGTTTTGCTGACGCCTTTATGTACGTTGCGCCAAATCCCCACGGGCGATTGGTCTTTGATCCAACGCATTTGATTAAGCCATATATGCGCAACAACCAAAGGCTTCAAGATTGGAGTGATACGGATAGTGTTCACTCTATTGCTGCGGATCCAATAGGTGTAACCGAAACACCACAGGATAACTATATGTTGGCGAGTGGATTGCTTCAAAATAGTATTACCATTGAAGAGGCTTGGAACGTGGATGGAGTGTTGACCATAAATGCAGGTAGTCAACAAACATTGGCATTCTACACGTACAACGCTCAGTTGTCGCTTCAAAAAGGATTGAACTATGACTACCTACAAGACATCGGTTATCAAGATGGATTGCAAAGCAGAATAATGAGCGATCGGTTGCCGTCAACGCATTTTTGGACCGACGCGGCAGCGAATGGATTGGGTGGTGACTACATTTATATTCCCGCCTATGAAAGCGATTGGGGTCAATGGTCAATACGTCAAACGGACATCGACAACATTGTGGACGCACCCAAAGTTCGTTTGAGTTTATTGCCAAACTCAGGACCTCCCGTTCAAATTGTTTTGGACTTGAACAACGGATTCGACACCTACAACAACTGCGGGTTGTGGCCTGCCAATATCAACGCTTCGCCTATCGCGGGAATACCAAAGCCACAAGATTATCCAAATTGGAAAGCGATCTATTTTCAAGTGCTAAATGATGCTGAGGACATTATCAGCCAATCCTACATCATGTACAACGCGGCACGCTTCGGTCAATGCTACAACGATGAACCCAAAATCCGTTTGGCGTGGGTCGGGCGTCGTGGTGGTTGGGAGTATTTCAACTTTTGCCAAAACTCTTTTGAGGAATACGCGACCGAAAAGAAGATTGCGCACCGAGCCATTGGAAACTACGGTGATGTAGCTGACGGAGCGCCTTTCTCATTCAATTCATTCGATGAATCCGAAATTGTCACCGACATGGCCGTGCAGAAGTTTGTCAACGCTTCATCCGATTGGGTGCAAGATGGAGAACGTGAATTTTTGAAAGGACTATTTTTGTCCAAGCAAGTACACTGGGTTCAAGATGATGGATCACACATTCCCGTGATAGTTCAATCCGATGGCTACCAAGTCAAGAAAGTGTACGGACGCGGCCCGCTTTTCAAACTCGATATCAAAGTGAAAATCGCACAAGAACAATTCAATTAAAATGGTATTACTGACCTGCACACTAGACAACGGAGATAGCTTGGTTCTTGACCTTTACGGCAGCGAAAAGGTTGCCATGAACTTTGCCTTTACCGAACCCGCGAAACTTGAAACAAGCGGCAGTTTTTCGCAGGTATTCAGAATTCCCGGCACGGATCGAAACCTTGCTTTCTTCGGACTACTGACCAATGCCAATGTGGTAACGGATTTCTCGTTCCACAAAAAAGTCAAAGCGGTGTTGACCGTTGACACTATTCCCGTAAGTGTTGGCCACGTGCAGGTACTTCGCGCGTATCTAATCCGAGGTACGTATTCAGAGATCGAGATAAATTTTTACGCGGAAACACCCGACCTCACGAGGGCGATTGGTAGTCTTATGTTTTCGGACGTTGACTGCTCGGACTTGGAGCATGATATGACACTCGACAACGTTGTGAATGGTTCAGCAAATGGTGAATGGGTGTATTCACTTTGCGACCGAGGCTACAAATTAAGCGAGCAAGGAGAGGTGGGTACGCGGCCAATCGTATCAACGACGAATCCGATATACCCCAGCGAGATGACTTTGATGCTGCAGGAGTATTGGCTATTTGACAAGATCATTCGATCGGCGGGATTCACTTATGAACTACTCGATATTCAGCCTAAGATGGAGGCGGTGTATGTTCCATGGTTAAATTCGAAGTGGAATAAGGCCACAACGACACCCGCGCAATACTTATTCAGCGCTTACCTCACTTCAAATCTTTCAGTTGGCGCAAATGCATCGGTTGACGTTACGGGATTGACCGAAACGCTCGACGCGAATGGTGACTTGAACGCAACCACGGGTGTTTATACTGCTCCATTCACGGGGTGGTTTACGTTTCGTTTGTGGGCAACCAACGACCCAACGGCATCGAGTGGCATTGCCTCGAATTACAGGCGAATGAGGCTTGTGGATAACGTGACCAATGTTGTTCTTTATTCGCAGCAAACGTCACCCACCAACGGAACAATCACCCGAAACCTTCAGTCAAGTGAAGTTACCCTGCTACTGGATGAAGGTCAACAAGTGATCATGGAGGTTTACAACCAAGCTGCGGGCAGTTTCCTTTCAGGCGGTGATCTTGCCACGGGAACAGGGTGGGCGTTGACCAACACATCGGATGCGCTCGCGGGATTGACCTTTGATTTTTCGAAGAACGCCCCGAACGTTAGGCAGATCGATTTCATCGTTGACGTGTTGAAAAAATACAACATGGTGGCCGTGCCTGACCGAAATATTCCAACCAAAATCCTATTCCAACCATTTGGTGACTACATCGGAAGCGGGGCGGTTGACGATTGGACTGAAAAACTCGATTTGAAAAAAGACATTGTAATCAGCCCAACCACCGACTACCAACAAAAGCAACTGACTTTCACATACACCAAGGGCAACGACGCTGCATCTGAGTTATTCAACAAAGAAGGTAAGCGGGTGTATGGTGACTACAAGATTGATGGATTTACTATTGACCCAACGGACCATCCAAACGACTTCGCGCAAGGTTCAAATGTCGTGCAACTCACGGCTCAATCTACCCCTTGTAACACGGTCAACGGAACGGGTGTTGTGATTGCGAAGTTCGTGGACGCGGCGGGAGAGTTCAACGATCCAGGCCTGCGGTACCTATACCCATCGGCATCTACCAACATGATCGCGTTATACAATGAAGTGTCGGGAGCAGGCGAACTTGTGAATGGCATCAACTGCCCATGCCACTATTCGACAGCAGACGCGAATGTGGATGATGAAGATTTGAACTTCGCACCCGAAACCCCACTACATTTGATCGTGGCCAACCCGTTCAACAACCTATTCAATCAGTATTACAGGCCATATCTCAATGAACTATATTCACCGAGCGCACGTCGCATGACTGCGTTCATGAATTTGAACATCAACGACATTATTTCGTTTCGTTTCAGCGACAAGATTTGGATAATCGATTCATGGTGGAGACTACTTTCTATCTCGAATTATGAGATAGGTCAAAACGAAAGCGTGCAATGCGAGTTCATCAAATTGATCGATAGTCAAGTGGACTGCGACTTCACCCCGACATCCATCACAACGGGCGGCATCGTTCAGTTTACGGGATTGGATGGAGAGACGGGATTTGGTAACGAAGATTGCTGCGTGCGTTACGGCTACAACTGGAACCCATCAACGTCTAAGTGCTATGCGTTTGGAGGCGGAACGGGCCGACCCGACAGGCCCAACGGAGTGACTACCGAAATCACGGGCGGAAACATGGGATTGGCGTTCGATCAAAGTGCGCAGGCCGCGAGGTATTCACTCGTTATGACGAACCGGTCCGAGGTTTCACCCGATTCTTTATTCGGCATGTTCGCAGGTTCAAATATCACGATTGAAGATGGCAACCCCCATGCTCTTATGGTGGGTGAAAATCTCTTTTTGAAACGCAATAAAAACGGCGGAGTGGTACTCGGTAAAAACACACGGGCGGTACACGGAGGCTTGCACCTTGGAGGCGGGTGGATGAATAACGACTATTCCAAACCTGCGGGCCAATCTCAGTACGGCGTGATCCAATACACGGGTGAGGGTAATTTCGTTGACAATACTTCGACCATTCCAATTTTGATCGAGGGTTATGAGCATTTGAATACCGACGACGACGTGGTTTTGAACTGCGTGCTTAGCGTGTCGGTGATGCAATGGAACCCAGCGACAAGTGTTGTTGAAGATACACGCATCGCTCAGTTCGCTTTTGCTGCATTCAAGGTAGCGGGCGAATCCAAGAAGTCAACGATCAACAAACAATTCGATTTTGGCGGGTTGCACGCGATCGATCTGACCATTGATAACACAACTAACACCGACGAGTTGAGATTCGCTATCACAATGGGCGGAGGTGGCCACCCCTACAACAACATGAAGATTGCAGCTACTTTAATCTACACTCAGATCAAACAATGATAGAAGGTTTTGACAAACAAACGATAACACGTTGCCGAAAGCTAGTTGAAGGTGGACTATTCCCAACCGATGAGTTCAAGGCAAAGCACAATAAGCACATCCCCGCGTGGATGTTGTTTACCTATTGGGCGTGCATGGTCTTATGGGTGTGCGCCATTGCATTAATCACATGGAGGTGTTATGGCTAAAGATTTTCAAGTCAAGTTAACGGTTGACGCCAGCGGGGCGGTCCAAAACATGGATCAGTTCACCGCTGAAGTTGAGGCGGTCAATAATGCAACGGTCAACCTTAAAAAGGAATTGCGGGCCATTCAAATGGAGTTATCCAACATGGACCCCAATGACGCGAAGTTTGATGAGTTATCAGCCAAAGCGGGTGAATTAAAGGACAGGATTAACGACGCAGCGGAGGCCATCAGTGCAAATGCCGGTAATGCGTTTGAAAGTTTAGGTAACAATGCAGGAAATCTCGCTAGTCGCTTGTTGTCATTGGACTTTGAGGGTGTCGGTCAGTCTGCACGCGGCATGGCGTCGAGCGTTAAAAACATTAACTTAAAGTCGCTCACCGATGAGGTGGGTGGCGCGATCAAAGGTTTTGCATCACTTGGAAAGGCGTTATTAGCAAACCCTATATTTCTCATCGGCGCCGCTATCGCTGCGATCATTGTCAACTTCCAAGAACTCAAAGGGCTTGTTGACGGGGTTTCGAGTTCGCAAAAGGAATCGCTAGAACTTGCTCAGGCGAATGCAGATGCGGCACAAAGGCAACTCGACCTTATTGGGCAATCGGAAAATATACTTCGGTTACAAGGCAAGAGCGAAAAAGAGATATTGCAACTGAAGATGGCCCAAACACAAGCGGCCATTGACGAACAAAAGATCGTCATTGCAGGTCTCGAATCTATACAGCAGTCACAAATACAAGCAGCCGAACGGAACAAAGGCTTTTTGATGGGTATTCTGCAATTCATCACCGCACCACTTCGGATGTTGGCGCTCACGATCGATGGCATCGGTCAAAACCTTGTAAATTTGGGTGTGCTTGAAAAGGGGTTTGGCCTCACGCAAATGATGGATGAGGGTGTGAACTGGCTTGCAAACCAAGTGTTCGACCCCGAAGCCGTGAAGAAAGAAGGTGACGCCACCATTCAAGCGGCCAAGGATAAGCTGTTGGCATTGGAGAACCAACTCGCGGGCCATCAGTTGTCGGTGCGCAAAATCAATTCAGATGCGGCCAAAGCACAAGCGGAAGCCGACAGGTTAGCGGCAGAAGAAAAAAGGGTTCGAGATCAGCAAGCGGCCAACCAACAACTGACCGATATTAAGGCCCGAAATGATGCAGAAATTCAACTCGCAACAGCGCGGGGTGATGGGCTTATTCGTGTCGAGCAAAACACGCAATCACAACTCAGCAAAGTAGTTGCCGAGGCCGAGGCACAACGTCAAGCGGAGCGTGCGCGGAATATCGAATTTGCCAAACAAAATGCAGCCAACGGATTGAACGCGCTCGCTGCTTTGAACGAAGCATTCAGCGGGCAGTCAAAGAAGCAACAGGAGGCAGCGTTTAAGCGTCAAAAGGCGTTGAACATCGCGCAGGCATTGATCAACACCTACCAGTCAGCGACAGCGGCGTATGCGTCTCAGATCATTCCGGGCGATCCATCGTCACCCATTCGCGCAGCCATCGCCGCAGGTATTGCCGTGGCAAGTGGTTTGGCGCAAGTTAAGAAGATAAGTTCCACAAGATTCGAAGGCGGTGGATCATCAGGTGGCGGTGGTGCTTCTGGAGCAGGATCAATCGGTGGCGGTGCTAACACTCAGTCGGGCGTGCCTACGTTCAATCCTATTGATACGAATTTCTTGGGCAATAGACCACCGCAAACCGCACAGGCGTATGTACTTGCAGGCCACGTGAGCAACGCACAGGATGCGAATGAAAAAGTAAAGAACCTCGCACGACTTGGATAACTATATTTGACCTATGGAAAAGAAAAAGAAAATAATCTTCGACCTCAACGAACTAGAGGATATCGGAGTGTACGCAATTTCGATCGTAAAGAACCCAGCCATCGAAGCGGGTTTTGTTGCGTTGTCAGCGCACGATGTGAAATTGAAAATTGACGAAGAACGCCGAATGATTTACGGCCCCGTTCTCATCCCCAACAAAGAGATTTTGCGCATTGACGAAAAGGGGGAGGAATATTTCATCGAGTTCCCCGAACCGACTATTCGTAAGGCACAGGAGCAGTTCTTCAAACAAATGCGCCAACAGCAACACACTTATGAACATCAGTTCAGCATCGATGGGTTGACAGTTGTCGAATCGTGGATCAAAGAAGGTCCAAGCGACAAATCGGTGCAACTTGGGATGGACTACCCCGAAGGCACGTGGTTTGTAGGTTCAAAGGTTGACAATGCCGACGCATGGGAGAGGGTCAAAAAAGGCGAAGTAACAGGGTTCAGCATCGAGGGAAAGTTCTCCGAAAAAGATGCGGAGTTGTCACGGGAACAAAAGGCCGTGCTTGCCGTTGATTTGTTACTAAAGCGGTTTGATGCCATCCTGAGCAAGCAGGTGGAAAAGTATTGGGGTGTTGAAAAATCAATCGGTTGGATTAAAGAAAACTTATCCATTGACGTAACGGGCGAAAAAGGCAAGTTGGAAATTCCAATGACCAACGAAACGTTTTTGCAAATCGAAAAAAACGCACCCGAAAGCGTGTTGTTTGACCTTGGATTGCGTGTGTGGGCAACGATGAATGAGATAATCGAAGAAGAAAACCAATACGGGGATAAGAGGGAACTACTTGAAAAAGACAAAAAGATATGGTTACTTCCGCCATACATGCTTAAGTTTGTTCCGAAAGGCCACGAATTGTACGGGTTGTTCGGGGAAAAAACAACAGCACGAGAAGGCATGGATGATGACACCCGTTTCGGTGTAACGGCCTACGGAATTTTGAAAGACTTTTGAGCAAATCATAAACCACAATAAATAATGGCAACCATTGACACCCTTGTCCGCTTAGGACTGCCGCTATCGTTCGATCAACACGATGGCATCTTCGTAGAATCAAAACGCATTGACCCAGTGCTCACTGAGTTCTACGAATACCGAACCAACCCCACGACACGACGCCGCGAGAAAACACTTGTTGAACGCACGCTCACTCCACAAGTGACTATCCCTACGCGGCCTATCAAAATGATGGCGTTGAATTTTTTGTCTGAGCAAATTTCGGCATGGAATTATCAGGTCGTTTCTGAGAATCACATTCGAAAAGAAGGCAACACTCGCATATTGACCACAGGACCGCTTGCAGGTCAAGAAGTACGCTTCGATGGTGGTGATATCATTATCGAAAACGGAGTGATGCGCCGCGAATACGACAGCCCGTACACCAACGTGGACCGCACAGGTCAACCCGCGCAGGTCGTTACGCTTCGTGTGCGTGAACGCCACCGCTTTGTGATGCGTCAAGTCAGCGGAACCAACGTGACCGAAACGCACAAGGATTCGTTTGTCAATACTTCAAAGGTATTCACCAAGGATCAGATCGAAGCAATGGGATTCTCAGGCCAACTACTTGCCGACTACACTTCACATGAGTTTACGTTGACCCGACCAAACGAAGCCACGCACTTATTGAATGTATCGACCGATTTGGAGCCAATGGGAGAGGGCATGTATTGGCCGAATGCCTATTTCAACGGACGCGATGAATCCACTTTTAACTTCCGATCGCTCATTCCGCATTACGCAACGTCAACACCGGACTTTGTTTTCAGAATCCGAGCTTACGACACCTCGACAAATGCAGACTATCCTGCACCAAACTATGCGGGCATGGGTAACTTCGGTAAGTGCCTTGACATCGCGTTCGAAAATGAGGACGTGAAACCCGTTCGCGTGATATTTGGTGACGCTCAGTGGACCGAAATCCACGACGACGTGGATGAACTGGTAATCATTTTCAAGTCGGAAACATCGCGCGCAGCCATTGGCATGGCAATCGAGTATAAGCCGCTCGATGGAAAGAAAGTTGAACACGAAATGTACATCAACTGCTTGACAGGTGAGCGTACTTTGAATATCTTTGATCTTGGTTAGTAAGGTTTAGTGATATACACGGTAGTTAAAAAAAGCCCCCAGCCAAACGTGGTTGGGGGCTTTTCATTTACACATACCAATACTTCCCCGTGGACTTATTGACTTCAAAAAACATTCGCATCATAACCGCATCAGCGTAGTCAGGAGAGCGATTTAACTTCGATTTGATTTCATCCTTTGAACTGACAGCGCGTTTTTTATCCTCCTTCGTCCTATCCCTTACTAAGTCGAGTTCCTTTATCAGTTCGTCACGCTTCGAGTTGTCGTGAATGTACACTTTGTTGTCACGGACCATGGACGCCAGTTTGAAATAACACTCCGCTTTGAGGTTAGAATAATGCATCGAATCCTTTGCGCTTGACCCGTTGTTAAACTCCTTGCATCGAAGTATTCCCGCCACGCCAATACCGAGGCCATCAGCATCTACAATAACATTGTTTAACCGAACCCCGTACTCCGTTGCAAGCACTCGAATGATATCAGCTACCTCATGCGGGTACTTGTGGTTGTATTCAAAAAAACGAATGAGGTGCAACCCCTTCCACAAACAAATCACGGTCCTATCGTTGCCCATTGCCGCAGGATCGCACGTTATGTAGCCATCGCCACTTGCCTCAACGTCCTTTGTAAACATCTGAAGCATCGATTGGGTGTCGAATAGTAGGTCGGGCGAATCATCATAATCCCAGTCACCGAGGGCCAATCGCTTATAGTCACGTTCGCTCAGTGATCTCAAAGTTTCTTCGTACACATCGCGGTTCTTCATCAGCGTATTGTCGCTCAAAAGAGCAGGAATGAAGATGCGTTCGGGCCTTAATTTACCCGTTCGGTATGGGTCGTAATATTCGTTGTACAAATACCCCTTCGATGGGTTGCAGGTCATGAGTATTTTGGGCTTTGGCTGCTCTCGATCACCGATTAAGTTCAAGCGAATACGTGATCCAAGAAGTTCGAGACCACGGCCAGGCACTTGTTGCGCTTCATCCACAAACGCATCGGCACACTCGTAACCACCGAGGTACGAATATTCGGGGTCCGATGGCAAGTACTGAATTTCTTTGAACACGATCTGACTTCCGTTTGAAAAAGTGAACACGAAATCCTGCGCGTTGAACGAATAATCAACCCCATCTTTCAACTTCATCAGCCCAACTATTTGCCAAAACGTGTTGAGCGTGGTTTGTCTAATCGCTTTCAACTCGCTTCGAATGATCAACCCGCGTGTGTTTGGATAAAGTAGCCTTCGAGCGATTTGCCAATAACATCCAAGGAATGTTTTTCCGCCACTTGCCGCGCCCCCGTAAAGCACGTGGGTGTAATCGGTTGACCAATGCAAAGCCTTCAATGCTTGTTGCTGTTTTTCGCTCAGTTCTATTTTGATTTTCTCCAAACTTTTATCAATGTTTTTTTATACGATACCACAAATATACGGCCCCTAAGTTTTAAGAAAAAAGAACACATGAGTATCAAAGCAAAAATTCAGGAAGTTCTCGACAAATGGAAAGTCCAGTTGAGCGTCGAAGAACCCAAAAAAGTGGAACTTGCGGCTACGGCAAAAGCGGCTGACGGCTCTGAGATCGGAACACCCACAGCGTTCGAAGTTGGCGCCGAAGTGTACGTTATGATCGAAGATGCACCACAGGCAGTTCCCGATGGAGAAATCGCAATGGAAGATGGCAGCATTGTCGTTGTGAAAGATGGCAAGATCGAATCCATCACACCGAAGGCCGAAGAAATGTCAAGCGATGTTCTTGCAGCGTTTGAAAAGTTGGCCGAGCGTGTTAGCGTTTTGGAAGGAGCCAACGCAGCGCAAGCCACAGAGCTTTCAACGGCCAATGAAAAGATCACCGAGTTGACAGCCAAACTTTCAGCAGCCGAAAAGAAAGCGGTAGATGCTGAAAAGAAAGTGGTGGAACTTGGAAAGCAAGCGGCCACTGCATCCGTAAAGGATAAGGCTGCCGTGGAACTGAAAAAGGAAAAAGAAAAGCAACCAAAAGATTTTTCACGCATGACCTACGTGGAGCGTGTGTTGAACCAAAACTAACAACAAAAAAGTAACAAAAAAAGATGGCAACTACCACTAATTTAACAACCACATACGCTGGCGAAGTAGCCGGTGAATGGAACCTGAAGGCATTCCTTGCAGGTGAAACATTGCAGCACATTACCGTAAAGGAGAACGTTCCCGGCAAATTGAAAGTTCGTCGCATCACCGACAATGCAACCACTTTCGCAGACCAAACATGTTCATTCACCCCGACAGGCACTGTTGATTTGGATGAGCGCACGTTGACCCTTGTTGACCTTGCCATGCAACGCGAGTTGTGTAAGGTGACGTTCTACCAAGATTGGGAAGCATTGGCTGCTCAAAACGGCAACATTGGTTCAGTATCTGAGGCACTTGTTGCAACAATGGCAGGCAACATCGGAGCAATTAATGAGACCATGATTTGGCAAGGTGTTGCGGGTGCAGGTGCTTACGATGGTTTTGAAACCTTGTTTGCTGCCGATTCAACCGTGCTTGACGTTGCTTCGCCTGCTGCCATCACCGCATCCAATGTTGTGGCTGAAATCGCAAAGACTGTTGGAACACTTCCAGTGCGCGTGCGTCGTGCATCTGAGAAACCAAAGTTGTATGTTGCATCCAACGTGGCCGAAGCCTACCGCAATGCGCAGGCAACACTTGGAAACGGAACATTTTTCCAAGCGGGTGGCCCTGTGTCAATGACTTGGATTGGTCAGTACGATATCGTTGAGTGCCCCGGTATGAGCGACAACACAATGGTGTTTGCACAAGCCTCGAACTTGTGGTTCGGTACCAACAAAACAAGCGACATGAACAATATTCAGTTGCTCGACATGCAGAACGTGACTGGTGACAAGGTAGTTCGTTACTCTGCTGACTTCTTCGGAGCAGTGCAGTACGGACGTGGTAACGAAATCGCGTTCTACACGGTCTAACCCAACTTTGACAATAACCGAGAAAACGCCATCCGATTGTGGTGGCGTTTTTTCTAAAAACACGAAAATAAAATGGCATGTATTTTAACAGCAGGACGAGAATTACCATGTAAGGAATACAGCGGTGGCGTCAAAGAAGTTTTGTTCATCGGTTCAAATCAATTCTACGACTTCAAAGGAGCGTTGACTATCGATGGAACCAACGACAACATTACAGCAATCGCAGGATCAGCAGACACGTTTCAGGCGTTTCGCTACGATTTGAAGCCCGGTGCAGGAAACACCTTCATCGAGACCATCGAGGCGAACGAAGAGGGCGGAATCGCTTACTCGCAGGAACTCAATATCTCTTTGAACGGGTTTTCCAACACTTGGAGAAAGGAATTGATTTTGCTTGCACGCAATCGCCGCCTTTTGATCGCAGTGCGTGACAGCAATGAGAACTTGTGGCTCATGGGCTACGACAACGGAGCCGAGGTAACAGGCGGTTCACACGATCGCGGTGCGGTCCTCAGTGACTTCACAGGATCGAAGTTGACATTCACGGCAATGACAACAAAGCCAGCGTATGCTTTCGCAGCATTCACAACGAATCCATTTGACAACTTCTCAGCGGTTGAAGTTAGCCCTTCATACTAATGTGATTTGGTTTATTTTGTTTGAAAAGAGGGTGGGTAATTGCCCACCTTTTTTCTTAAATTTGACACGACATGGTATATCTCAATTTCGATCAAGCGGATCAAACAGCTTACTTCACACTTGATGAAGGTCGGCAGTACTTTTCCACTACCTTCACGCATTACTTGTGCGTTCTTTGTTTCGGTGATGGCACAGTCCAACAGGCTGAAATCGCACTGGCGCAAGTACTCGATGTTGTGAACGAAAACCAACGCGCAACGGAGGTCACAATGACAACCGAAGGGCTGACCAATGCGGGAGAATATCAGTACTACATATACGGACAAAATTCATCAACCAACATCAACCCGAACCATTCATCGGTTGTTGGCCTTGTGGAGAAAGGCACTTTGATCATCCGAAATCCTGACAGCAATTTTGCACCTATCGCAGGACAAAACGAATTTATCACACTTGACTAATGAGCGAACAAAATAAAATAGAGGTCAAAGGAAACAAAGCAATGCAGGTCATGCTTGCTCAGTACCAACCCGTGGCAGCAGTTGAGAACTACGACCGCAAGGGATGGCTGTCTTACGGCTCGGACAACCTTTATCCTCAGTATTTGAAGAGCCTTGCAAAAACTTCGCCCGTTCATGGTGCGCTAGTGAAAGGTATTGCCGACATGATAGCGGGTAAATCGATAACCGCCACAAGTGTAATTGACCAAGGCAAGATGAAGGTGTTGAAGGTTGACAGGGTGTGGAGATCGATTTGCAACGACATCGAAATGTATGGAGGGTTCTACATCGAGCGTATCAAAACACTCGACCGCCAAGGCATCGCCCGTGTTGAACACTTGCCTTTTGAAAATTGCCGTTTGTGGGTAGATGATGAGTTCAATATTTGCGGTGTTTACTACTCACGCGACTGGAGCCAAGCCAACAAAAAGATCAACAAACCAAGGCCCATTCCGATCGCAAAAAAGGACAGCGAAAACGCATCCGACGTTGTTATTTCGTTTGCAGATGAAACCACGAGCAGCCTATATCCTGAGCCATCTTATCAATCTGCAATCAACTACATTGAACTTGACCGCAAGATTTCGCAGTTCCACGTCAGTAATGTGATGAACGGGTTTTTCCCTTCGACGATTATATCGCTATTCAACGGAGAACCTGACCCCGTTGATAAGCAACAAATGCAGTCGTACTTTAACAAGCAAACGGGCGCCGAGAATGCGGGTCAAATCATGCTTTTATTCAACGAAGCAGGCTCAACACCTCCAACGATTGAATCATTCGGGCTTACCGATGCCGATAAAATGTACGAATCCCTTGCGCGTCAGGCAACGGAGAAAATAATGGTGGGGCATCTTGTCACAACACCGCTTATCTTCGGTATTCGTGGCGAGGGGACTGGGTTCTCATCCAACACCGATGAGTTAAGACAAGGGTTCAAAATCTTCACCGAAAACGTGATCGAGGTGTATCGAAAGAAAGCACTCGATGTATTGTCGGAAGCGACCGAAATCTACACTTTCCAAGTCACACCGAACAGCTACTTCATTGATGATCCAAAACCCGTTGAAAAGCCGGCAACTCAGTTGTCAAAACACGACATGACCGACGATGATGAGGACGCATGGCTCAACCACTTGTATGAGCGCGGTGAAACCATTGACGAAAATGAGTGGGAACTAGATGAAGATTTGAGTGGAGAGGCGGGAGACGTTGAAGCCGAAGAACGTATTCAAAAGGAAATCGAAGCAAAGAACCAGGGCGCCGTTGAAATGTACAAGGCATACGCCAACCCCGACGCCAAAAGCGAAATGGATGGAGGTATTTACAAAGTTCGTTATGGTTATCCGACCAAATTCAGCGACAATTCACGCCGTTTTTGCAAGGCAATGGCCGAAGCCGCAAGCGCGGGTGTTGTGTACAGGTACGAGGATATCATTCGCATGGGTAATGAGGGCGTGAACGGAGGTTTTGCACCTGCGGGAGAATCTTCATACTCCATCTTCCTTTACAAAGGCGGGGCGAACTGCCACCATTTTTGGTCGCGCAAAGTTTACCGCCGAAAGCGTGACGCGAAAGGCAAGATTTTGAAGAACGAAGGATTGAAGAACGACGAGCGAATCAGTCAATCGCAGGCGAATAAAGCCGGCTTTGACTTCAAGGATTCGCAGTACTGGAGAAAAGCATCGACACGACCTATTGACATGCGTGACAAAGGCTATAAAACACCCCAAAAATAATGGCAGAAGTACTACTCATATCAGCGGACTACATTTACCAAAACACACCGACCAATGATTCGGTGGAATCCGCAAAAATATTCCCGTTCATTCGTTTGGCGCAGGATAAATACATTGAGCCTGCGCTAGGAACCGACCTTTTGAATAAATTAAAGAACGATGGCGCGGGCGTGTCGGGCAATTACTTGATACTTCGTGACGAATACGTGCGGCCTGCACTTTGTTGGTTTGCGTACCAAGAAATGCTCCCATCGCTAAACTACAAAATCGATAACGGATCGATCGCGCAACACAACTCGGAGAACACAACCGCAGCGGGATTGAGCGAAATGAACGCACTTGTCGAGCAAGCGAAAGGCAACGCTCGGTACTACGATGGCCGGCTCAAAGATTACTTGTGTCACAATTCAAGTTTGTTCCCCGAATACTCGACGAACAGCGGTTCGGATATTTCGCCCACACGCAAGGCGCTCAACATGTTTGAGTTCACGGGTAACAACCATGAAATGCGCCGCGATAACCTTCCAAATTATAGGAGGTTTTTGAAATGAGCAAGAAACCCAATTACAAGCTAAAGGATCGTATCTTAGCGCAGAAAATCAACCGTATCATAAAACTTTCAAAAGAGAATGAGAACAATTCAAGCACAAAAAAATGACAACGCTTGCATCGTGGTAGATGCTTTCGGCAACGAGTACTTCCGCCTTGGTAATCACGTGGCGCAGGAGCCTGTTATCCAGTTGCCATCGCGCAATAAACCAAACGTGGATATTGAGGCCGTGGAGTTTACCGAAGATGAGGACGTGAAGATCGACGAATCGGTTTACATCCAAGATGACAACAACATCATTTTCGACTTGATCGTGGGGCCGCGTCCGAAAAACATAAAACGTAGAAAATGAGAGTTCGGACTGCACTGGCACTTGTATTGTTTAGTATGGCCACATCGGTTGTAGGCAGTCAAATGCTCGTGCTTATTCCCGACGAAATAAAAGCCACCAACACTTGGATGCTGTGTGATGCGGTTTCCAAGATCATGTTCATTGGTGCCTTTTGGTTAGAAGCCAAAGGAGCCATAAAACATATCCTTTTCGGCTGTTTGTTGATTGCGCTCAACAACCTGCTTGATGAGTTGTTCTTTGACCCGTTATTGTACGGATTGAATGAACTTATACTCCTGCTGATTATTACTATTTACGCCACCTTCAAAATTTATGAATGAAATTACAACTGAACTTTCGGCATTCATTACAAAAAGTAGCGCATTTATCGCGGCAATCGCGGTGGGTGTGGTAGCTAAAATATCAACCGAAATTCTTATGAAGCGAAAATTGAATATGCTCCAATGGTTAGGTATCGTTGGCATCAGTGTGTTTTTTGGCTATCTCACAGCCGTGTATTGTTCGAACAACCAAATGGACAACCAAGGCAAATGGCTGGTACCTCTTGCCACTTTGTTCGGCGAAAAAATCATGATCTACCTAACCACTCACTACAAGGCTATTCTGCACAAGATCATTAATCCGACAAAGTAATGAGCGACAAAAAGAAGGGCAAATTTTGGCAGTTTCTCAAAGAAAAAGTACAGCCGGTTATCGGTGACGCGGTTTCTATTGTAGGTGATGTGACGGGTATAGAAGCCATCGAAAAAGTTGGCGATCTACTTAATCGACGCAGGGATGAAGATGCGAAAATTGCGGCACTTGCCGAAGAATTTGAGATGAAGCGAATGGAGTTCGAAATGGAACTTCACCGCATGGAACTCGAAGCATTCAAAATCGAGGTTGAGGACAAGCAGTCGGCACGTTCACGCGAGGTTGAATACCTAAAGGCCACGGGCGGTAAGCGCGATTGGCTGATGGGTTCTGCGGTCATCATCGCCTTGCTCATGTACGTGGGCGCGTTTGCGTTCCTTGCGTTCGGTCCGATTGTTCCCACGGAGAAAAAGGACCTATTCAACATGGGCATCGGTCAGGTATTCACGTTCGCGGGCATGGTGTTCGCTTATTACCTTGGAACCACCCGTAGCTCACGGATGAAGGACGAAACGATTTCACGAATGAAATGAAATACTATTGATCGCTCAGGCTTTTGATAAAAGCCATCATGGATAGCTGCTGCTGTGTGTTTATTTGTTCGGTTCTGCGACGAATAATATATCCTTTTGAATGATTATTTGTTGGAAACCAAACAGGAGCATCTGAACTTTGCCAATACATTTTAGGAGCATACTTTAATCTTGGTCTGCTTCCGGGAAATGTAAATTCCAAAACTAGATTTTCTGATTTTGTAAATCGCAACGCTCTAACATAGTCAAGTTTTACAATAGCGCCCCATATCTTTTTTTCATTGAAATCAACTCTCCAAATATCCCAATTATTGACTTCGGTCCATGCTTTTTTGTTATCGTGTCTCATGTGTAATTTTTTTTGCAATATATGAAAAGAATCAAAGTTTCCGAAGATTTCTACCTCGACGAGTTCATCGACCCCGTAATTTACGCAAAATGGGGCGAAAGATCAATCCAATTCATCGATCACAGGATAATCCTTGCAGCGCAGTTCGTTCGTGAAAAAACGGGTCGTTCGGTGACCATAAACAACTGGGCAAAAAAAGGACGTTTCAAAGAAAGTGGCCTTCGAAGATTTGACACGCGCACCGGTGCTTCAATGTCACAACACAAATTTGGCCGTGCCATCGACATAAAGGTTTCGGGAATGACGCCGCGTGAGGTTTTTGCCATTGTCAAGGCGCACGAAGATTACTTGATCGAGAACCAAATAATCACGACTATCGAATCTTTATCCATGACACCAACGTGGCTGCACCTTGATTGCAGATTTACTGGCCTTGATCGGTTTTTAATTGTGGAGCCGTGAGGTGAAGATAGGAATAAAGCGCCATCATTTCTTCGTCTGTTGGTTTTTCCATTTGTTTGTGTGTTTTACCCTCCACTGGGCGCGGGTGAAAGCACTATAAACTTGCGTCTATTTACGAGTTAGTTGCCATTTTTAGACAACACCTTAAACGTTGGATAATTCTTTGGAATATTCCACCCTAATCCTAAATAGACAGAGTAATAACCCCAGCAAACACCAAGTCCACGCACTTTAATAATTTCGCAAGTTACACACACGCCAAACAAATAAGGAGTTAATGCGAAATCTTCCTTGTTTGTCCTTGTATCTTGAAAGCCACCAATAAAACGGCAACTAACACGGGTTTGGCAAAATAGCCGTTTCAGTGCTTTTATTTGACTTTTGTTCTTCTATCATCATTTGTGCTGTATTAGACATTTGTAATTCTATTTCGGCTACTTCGGCAATGCTTTACCGTTATGCGTAATAAGCTATTCAATAGTTTTTCCACAAGAAATACAAGAAACTCGTGTTGAGCTTCCCCATTTATATGTGTCTTCACGATATTCGTGTCCACCATTTTCTTCGCACCACTTGTATTTC